TCCCTTATCTGCCATTGTCTGAGCGCAAGCATCAATGTATGCCTGTATATAAGGGAACGTAGCGAAGTATTGCTTATAGAACTTCAATGCCTCTTCTTTAGATACCTTCATTCTCTCAGCGCAAGCTGGAATAGAAAGACCATAGATAATAGCGAAGTTCATTGTCTTAGCAAAGCTTCTCTCTGTTGAAGAGATATCTTCTTTGCCAAAGATAATCTTAGCGGTAGCTAAGTGAACGTCTTCCCCCGATAGAATGGCTTTCATTAATTGCGGGTCTTGGCAGAAGTGAGCAAGGATTCGGATTTCTAGCTGCGATTCATCAGCAACTATCAACACCCTTCCATCGGGCGCATAGATAGCATCCCTTAACCACCATCCATCATACTTGGAACGCTCTCTAGGAACGTTCTGCATATTAGGTTTGTCACTAGATAGCCTACCTGTTACAGTACCAACGTGATTGAATGCAGGGTATATCTTACCATCAAGAACCCATTTCTGGTAGCCTATAGCATAGGTTTCCAACAGCTTCATTACGCCCCGGTACTCTTTAATCAAGTTAGCTTCAGGAGTATCTAATTTGTCAAGCGCTTTTTCATCTGTGCTTGGGCAACGCTTGTTAGGGTCGTCACCATGATTCCATTTCTTAACGTCAGCAAATTTACCAGGAAGTTTTGTTAGCTGTACTGGCAATCCCTTTTTGCGTGTGATTTTGATTCCATAAATCTTCTCACATAATTGCTGTGGAGAGCCAATATTGAACTCACCTAATTCATTATAGATTTTAGCTTCCAGTTCAAGAGCCTTATCTGTTAAGACCCTCTCTCCCGTCTTCAAGTTCTCAATATCAATGTGAGAGCCATACAAACACATATCAATAAGCACATCAACGAAGTCCATTTCCAATGTTGACGCGAGACTGTATAGTTTTGCAGGCAATTTCTCTTCAAGATAATGATAAAGGTTCCATGCGAATTCAGCATCGCGTTCACCATAGGCGGCAAACTCTTCTTCTGACATTCCTTTGGCCGTAGAATAACCAATAAGGTCAATGCCGAAAACGTCTTGAGCCAAGGCTACTTTGCTTTTCTTACTGTTTTCGTTTAGATACCAGTAGCCCACCAAGGTACAGAATTTGTTTTGGGGGCGGGCGTGAAGAAAGTAATCCGCTATCTTTGCATCGAACGCCATATTGTGCGCGATGAATAGCGAGTCCTGCTTAAAGAGTTTTGCTGTTTCTTCATACAATACTACGCGGGAAATGTTAGTATCTTTGAAGGGGATATAGCAAGCAGGAAGATTTGCGCTTCTTAAAGATAGTCCTTCAATAGCGCACATTTTGTGATGCAACGAAGCGTTCTTAGCTCCGTCTTTTGCTTGTTCAACTGCTGGGTATTTTCCATTAGGCATTGTTTCAAAGTCAAACGCAATTCGTGGCTCTGACTTTAGGATGCCTAGAATATTCTCAAATTCGGCTTGCGTATTTATCATGATATTCCTTTTGAATTGGGAAGGGCAGCATTGCGCCACCCTTCCCACACTCAATTCTACCTAAGATTTCTTCCAGTCGATATCATCGTCATCATCATCGTCATCATCTGCATCATCAACTGGTGCCGATGTTGTCGCTGTGTTATTGAGAATGGCTAGAAGTTCCTTACGGCTTTTAGGAGCAAGGACTTCCATTAGGTCATACGGTTCCTGACCCTCTGGAATTTTGGGTGCTTTCTTAGCTGCAACTGCTTCAATGTTATAGGCCGTGCTTTGGCCTTGACCCATTTTGCTAATCTCAAACTGGAGACTAGATAGTGGACCATAAAGCGAACGTTTTTTGTTTAGCATTCTTAAAAGAGTGATGCCTACTCTCCACAATTTGATTTGTCCCTCTGTGACTTTATCACCGTTTTTCTTGGTATATTCGCGGGGGTCAAATACATTAAATACGAAGTGGTTTGTGGCTTTATTGCCTGCCTCACAAAGAGGACACACTTCGTCATCAATTCCCTGAATACAAGTGAACCAACCCTTGCCCATGATAAAATGGTCGCGGATATTAACTGGTTCATCATCCAGCATTCTGAAATTCACATCTTCACCAGTCTTAAAGAAGAAGTCTCTGGTAAAGTTTTGTTGATTAGCAGCTACCTGCGCTTCAGCCTCATCAAATCCTTTACTTGCCCAACCCATCAATTACCAACCTTTCTTAATTTGTTTTCGTGCGCTTCTGAAAACTGTCAAAGCTAACACAGCTATTACAGTATACCAGAACGCAAAGAACCCTACAACACCTACAATTATCCAGCCCCACCAAGGCATACTACTACGCTCCTTTCCGGTTTAGAATTTCTGCGTACAATTTAACTTCTTTGATATCGTAAATGTCGATATCAATTTCGTCCTCTACGATTCTACGAAGAGACTTATGATAAGTCTTTATACGCTCAAGAAGCTGCTCTTCAGATATGTGACCATATCCAGGCTGCTCTTCTGTTTCCCACTCTTCTGTAACACCAGCATAATAGCTCGGCTTTACAAACTCAAATACTTTCTCTCCCGGCATAATCTTGAGTGTTACCTCAATGCCGCATCCTGCACTAAATCCTTGCTTCATACTCTAACTCACTTTCCTCGTAGGAACACTCATGTTTACCGTCCACAATAACCTCAATAGGCTTCTTTCCGAACGAACCCATGTGTACTATTATACCACGTTTCCCCCAGCATTGTCCACCTTCTTCAATGCAAACTTCACAGTCCTCATTGTGAATTGGGTACACTTTTACATCGTCTCCGACCTTCATATCTTTCTCAGTTCTTCTTCTAGAAATAGTGTGTTGTTACCAACCATATCTTTTATATCGGTTTCTAGAAAAGAACCTTCCCATATTACTGTTCCTTCTTTACCCAAGAAGAAATCAGGGTGGTCTGTCTCTGGAATCCAGTCGCTTAAATCAACTACCCTTACTCTGTCGCCCTTATGAATCATTCTAGCTCCATTTCTTCATCTAGAAATTCATATTCATCATCACCATCAATGGCAACAAGATACAAGTCATCATCGTAGCGGGGAACAACTACAACTGTACCAAGGCTACCGACTAAATCTCTAATAGAAGGTTCGTCTGTTCCAATAATCTCTACTCTATCACCGATTTCAAACTTCATCATTAAAGTCCTTGTACTTGAGTTTTGTTATGATTCTACTTCCACTTCTAGTTTTAAGCTCCACTTTAGGTCGGGCTACAATACCTTCGGCAGTAAATGGCCCCCATTGAGAAGTAAATCCTGCTCTACAAAGATTTACCAAATCATAAAGAGTACCTTCACCGATAATAGGAACAGTTTCAATACCTAGTTTAAGAGCAACGTCTTCTACATTTTCTCTCTGTAGCCACCAATCACCAATCTTGATATCGAATAGAACAAAGCTAACTCCATTAGGGATATAGTTTCCACCACCCTTTTGAATTTTTAAGCCGTACCCTTCACCATAAAGACAAACTTGCGGCCAGCATTCGGTTCCCTCTTCCCAAACTGGCGGGAAGACTTCGTTCATTAGATTCTTAGTAAAGGTGCTGTTAAGATACTCAAACAGCTTTGCAGGAATCTGAGCGTTGTTTGTCTTACCACCAAACGTAAGAGAGATACCATCATACATAACTCTAATATTGGTGCCGTCTACTTTCTCAGTAAAGACCCAATCATTAGTAGCTAGGTATTCAAATTCAGGCTGGGAATAATCCCACATAAGAATCTTCTTACCATCTGGTGTTCTCTTAAACACCGTGTTAATTTTGTGATACTGATTCATTATTTCTCCAAGTGTGCATACACAATTACATTTGAAAGATAGTGTCCTATACTCTTATCAAATTCTCCACCACAAGTGATGAGTCTAAGCAATGGTTCTTGAGTCTTCATCCAAATCTTCTGCGTAGGCAATTCGGTTTTTAGGGTTACTTCGACTTCATCTACAATAAATATAGCACAGTCACCGGACAGGTCGTATACAGCTATCGAATCGCCTTTACGCAACGACTTCAGCCCAAAAAAGACCCCTTTCTGACCATGCCATGAAACGTGTCCGTCTATTACTGCTGCGCCTTTTTCTCCTGGTGCTGGACCAACAGAAAACCAGCCAGCAAATTGATATTGAGGGACTTCCATACTTCCGTCTGGATTTATACCAACGTTTTCAATGTGTGCTTTCAATTGGATTGATGGTATTACCAATAATTCTGGATTGGTAATCGCGTGATAATATATCCCTGTGGTCGTAGTTACATTTTGAGTGGTAGTGGTTGTGCTACTAGCTTCTGTAGTAGAAGGAGCCGCTACTATCACTGTATTATCAATGAAGTAGCGGCCCATCATACTTGTTAATACAAAGGCTAAAGCAACTGCTATCACACAGATAGCTAGACCTTGCAATAACCTTTTCATATTACTTCTTGTCGAACCTAGTTTTTAGAAGTGCAGCACCAGTAATGGTTAAGAACGCAAGCAACACTAGAGCAGATACAACTAGGAATACTGGATTAGACCAGATAGAACCAATGACTTGACCATCATCTGTCTGAACAAGAGTAACCGTAGTTGGTGTTTCAGGTTCAGTAGTTGTGGTTACGGGCTGAGTTGTAGTAGTAGTTTCAGGCACCGTT